TGTTCGGATGGCAGGTGCGCTTTGTGGTTTTGTCACAGCGTTCAATGTCCTGTCGGTTGTGGTTGTGTCTGTACCAAAACTTTCCAGACAAGTCTTGGTTGCCGTGACATCCAGATTTGTGTAAAGGTGAGACAGATTATAGAATTTCTGCTTTGGCTGCTTGTGGTACTGCAGCAATGGCTGCATGTGCTTGTACGTGATATTGTCAATAGGATTGGAGGAATTTCGAGTGATCTTCCCAAAGGCCGCATTGACTTCGCGTCGGGTGAAAATACCAGTTTTTGTGTCTGGTAGGGCCGCCTTGAATTCAAGACATTGCTTTGGCGTGATGTCCAAATTTTCGATTTGGAGATTATCCAAATGCTTGTTGAACGCTTTCACTTCCGCGTCGGTCGGTGTGAGTACTTTAGCAGATTTCATTGTATAATTCCCGTTTTAGAGTTGGTTGTAATTTCGTATAAGGTTTTGTAAGGTTTATAAGGGGGTACATTATCACATGTGTTCGATATTGTAAACCCCCTTTATGCAATTAATGTGCAGAAAGTGATCCTGCCAGTTTACGTATCATTGTTCGTTTGGCTTGCTTTGCAAGGCTTTGTTCAACAACATCCTTTTGGTTTGTTGTGTATTCCATTCCTGCCGGAAGCATGAAGTATTCGTCATGCCCGTCCTTCTCGATCTGAACATAGCCTTTGGTTTTGAAATGCTTGGCACTATCATGATCACTCAGGCCGGTATCACCACCAACAAAATAACCAATAACTTTACTGACACCTTGAATTTCCTTCAACATGGCGGCTTCGTACCCCTGCTGACCATAGCGGGCATACGAATTATTGTCGTGTGTAAGACGATGCATTCCATATCCCCGGAATTCAACAATAAGGTTTTCCGAATTCATGGGTTTGTGTGTATCACCTTTAATTCGCTTGTACAGGGTACCATTACCACAGCCATCTGTCAGCACCATTGTGTTCATGACTTCGACTTCATGACGGTCCTTGAAATCATTAACAGCCATGAAGAGCATGACATAAGATTCTACCAATGGTGTGCAGTGCATAATATTGTACGTGCTGCCACACACATTATTTGAGTACGCTGAATTGCTGTTGTGGTAGTAGTGATCCTCTTGAAATGATCGAGCTGCAAGGAATTTGCGGGCATGATCATATTTTTGTGTTGAGGATCGGGTGTTCATGATTTCGACCATGATGGCACCCCCATAATTGATGTCACCTTCCACTGTTTTAGACGTGGAACGGTACCCACCATGGCCATCAGTAAACTGGTACACTTCCAAAGGAATGTTTGTGCGACGGCAGAACTCAGCGAGCACGTAGATATCGCCGCACAGGCGGGGGGAAGTGTGTGACATGGAGCCAGAGTTGTCCAATAGAATAACCAAGCCGTGATTCTTTTGTTGGGGCACGACAGTGTCATTCAAGAACAAATCATCCGTGAATTTGAACTGGGAAAGCATCAGTGTGTCCAGCTTTCCAGTCCTGGCTTGGCCTTCACGTTGTAGTGCATATGCAGCCTTTTTCACATTGAACTCATTGACCATTGTCTGAATAAGTTGATTTTGTTCAAGTACGAATGCTTTATACTTGTCAACAAACGTGCCGTCAGGTGTGCCTGCATGTGACATCGTGTTTTTCACATACAAATCAAATGGCACAATTGGTGCATTGTTACGAGACGTGCGAACCAGATTGGTTGATGACTTGTCGGTAACAGCCGAAAAATCCTTTTTGGTTTTCATCTCTTCGGGTTTACGAGGTCCTTGTGCACCCTTAGGCTTTGGTGGCTCTTGGGTCTCAGTGTCCCGTCCGGCGTCGGAACCGTGACCGGCATCATCACCTTTATCAGATTCGTCGTCTTTACCGTCATCACCTTTGTTGTCGTCACCCTTGCCAGATTCATCTTCGGGCTTCTCAGGCTCTTGTTGTTTGGGTGGAGATTTGGGTTGTGGTTTAGGCTTGGATGGATTATCGTAATCTTGGCCATTGTTGGATGTGTCCCGATTACCAGAACTGGCACCACCACCGCCGTTTGCGGTGCCGGAACCTCCTCCCTGACCACTGCCTTCACCCTCGCCTTCTCCTTGCCCTTCACCCTCGCCTTCTCCACTACCTTCGGGCTGGGGAGGCTCATCAAGGAATTCGACAATACGACGGGTAAGTTCAACGGATTCTTCCCATGTGTCTGTCTGGACAAACTCATCACGGAACACTTTTTCTTCGTCAGTAAACGGAATGACACCTCTAGTGTCTCCCAATTTTCCGTACATATTAAGTCGATCCATGAAGTGATCTTGTAGTTCCAGCTGATCGCTACTAGAAATTCCATAGAAACCCTTTTCCAGAAGTTCGTCATGGCCACGTTCAAAGATGGATTGCAGTCCCATGTACTTTCGAACAAGCTGACGTTCTGCCCGGTTGCCCTCAACAACCGAAACGTATTCCTCAGGCAGGCCTTCAACTTTGGTGTCATTGGGTGAATATGCAGCCTTTGCAATTTCCGAGCCAATGAATGTTGTGTACACATCACCGCCAACATCGTCCGCCAAAATAGGAATTGTCAAGACTTGGTTCTTGGTGTCGTATTTTGGTTCGCCGCCCATCTCATGGATCACAGACACATTCTTGCTGGAAATCAGACTGGATAGTAATGTGTTGGCTTGCATATTAATTTTTGGCATCGGTCACCTCGGTTGCATGGTTTAAACTTGAGAAGGGTTATAGAATAAAAAAGGAGGGCTGTAAACCCTCCTTTGCATATTATTTTTCTCTTTCGAATATTGTCACTTCGGTTGTGCCTGTGGGTAAATCATACCCCTCAATACTGAAGGGAAAGGCTTCGGGTAGGACATGAAGCGGAAGAATACCCACATTGTGGCGAATGGCTTCCGGTAAATCATCCACACAAATCAGGTGATGCGTGCTTTTCGGTCTGGGGGGAAGTTCAGATTTCTTGGTGAAGAAGCGGTTAAGATTCTTTGAGTCCCGGAAGTTCAACAGCCTTGTTAGATTCCGCCGATGTACAGCGGCTTGTCTATGGCAGTCCGTGAGTTCATGCAATCTCAGTTTATATCGCTGCAGTGATATAATAAACGTGAGCCAGCCCCATCTGTTTTTTGTTTGTTTTGACATTATTCAATCCTAGAGAAATTATTTGTCTTCTTGAAAACAATCTTACTTCGGAATTTTCCATCCAGCATATCGCCTTTATGGGAGATAACAAAAATGTTTGTGTCCTCGTCAACATCTTGAAGGATTTTAAGAAGATTGTCAACCCCCGCATTATCCAAACTGGAGTCAAAAAGTTCGTCTAGTATCAATAGGTTAGTGGCAACACTGTTTTTCATCTTGGCGACCTGTCTCCATGTAAACAACAAGGCCAAATCGATCCGGGACTTCTCACCTTCCGAAAATGATTCATAAGAAAACACATCCCGATGGCGAGACTTGATTGTTTCTGTAAATGTTTCGTTCAAATTAAATGACACATAGAAATCCATGATGTGGAGATAGTGGTTAATCAAGTTGTTAATGACTGGGAGATACTGCTTAGCTATTTTGGATTTGATCCCACTATCCTTGAGCATTTCCATAAGCACAAGATTATAATTGATCTCTTCGCTCTTGGATAGTTTGTCATTCCTAAGAACTTCGCGCTCATCTCTAAGCTTATTTAATTCTTTCTTGGCCTTGCCAGTGTCCCCGGTCTTGGATTCCAGAGCAGTGATGTCACGGTTCAGTGCATCAATCATGGACTGTTTAATTCTGATCGACGTAGTGTCTTCAGCAACATTTTTGCGCATGATCATAATCGCGTCGTAAACCATGCCGAGCTTGTGTAATTCCTGCTGAGCAATCACAAGTAATTCTTCGTCTAGCATTTTACTTTTGATCAGGCCTACAACATTTCGATTGGCGTCATCGGCTTTGTTTCTTTTGGTCTCAGCATCGATTGATTGGGTGCAAGTTGGGCATTCATCATTGTTGCTGAAGAATTTTCCCTGCTTTAAATTCGTTTTTATTTCTTGCTTGGCTATGGTAATGGCAGCAATGTGTTCATTCTGCTCACTGGTGAGGCGCTGGAGGCGTTGAGCGTGTTCTTTAAGGCCAGCGTCCACTTTCTTTCTCTTGGGCTCTAGAGTGGCTCCTATGTCCTCTATGGCGTCTTCAAGGTCGTCGATCTCTTCCAGCTTGTTTTGAACGATGTCATCATTGATGTTGTTCAGCTCATGGATATGACTTTCTTGAACCGCAATTTTCTTTTCAACAAGGTTTATTTCCATCCCGATGCCTGACAAAAATTCTTTGTCCTTGGCGTGCTGTGTCTTGAGTAGAGCTTGCATGGTTCCAAACACGCCAATATCCAACAGGTCTTCCACAACGTCTCTACGTCCCGCAGCTGTTAGGCTCATGAACGGGGTGAAGTTAGAGGAGCCCAGCACGACCACCTGATGAAATGAACGGTAGTTGAGTTTCAGGATATTCTCTTCAAGAAATTTTTGATAATCCTTTACATTGGAGTCTTGATTGTAAAGATGGCCATTTCGGTAAACCTCGAATACAACAGGCTTGAGACCACGTTTAATCAGGAACCGGTCCTTACCAATAGTGAATTCAATTTCAACCAGCAAGTTCTTTTGATTCACCGAGTTCACCAATTGGGGACGGGTAATATTTCTGTGTGCTTTACCAAACAAAGCGAAGGACAGGGCATCCAAAAACGAACTTTTGCCAGCGCCATTTTTTCCCACAATCAAAGTCGAAGGGGATTTGTCCAGTATGATAACTGTGGGGGTTGCACCGGTTGAAAGGAAATTCTTATAGGAAAGTGTGTGAAAGTGAATAATAATTAGTCTCCATTATGTAATTTTCTTAGCGCCTTGTATATTCGCGTTTCATATTGCACCGGCGTGTCTTATAGTCAATGCCGCCATCTTTATTAATTTGTATTGCCAGACCGCCGGGTTTAAGAGGAGCGTTGCGGAACGTCCAGTCTTGAATAGGACCCGGAAAGATCATAAGGATGACCCTAAGTGTCACAAGAAATACACAGACCCACCAAATAAATGTAATCATTCTGGATCACCACCGGTCTGTGCCAAGACATATAGCTCTGTCATTTTATTTTTAAGAGCCTGTTTATCCAAGGGAGTATCAACCGCGTCGATATAGTTTGAGATGATCTCAGACGTTTCCACGAATTCAACCTCACCGCTCTCAACATTATCACCCACGAAGGCGTCTGTGCTGTCACTGATAGTCAGATCATGGATGGGTCGGTTCTCGATACGGTCAACAAATTTATTGAAGGCCTTGAAGTCTTGCTTGTGTGCCACAATCAAATGAACATATTTTTCATCCAGCGTGGTTACATCATAATTGGCATAGTCAAACTTGGTGTCATTGTAAGGAACGCGGATAAACAATGTATGGGGGTTACGGACTGCTTCAAGCTTGCCGGTCTCGGTATCAAAAATATGAAAATATTTTGGGTCATCTACATCATGCCACGTGAATTCCATCTGAGAGCCCAGATAGTAAATGTTACCCCGATCAGACTTTGTATGGAAGTGACCAGACAAAACCTTATCAAAATCATCAAAGCGCTCTGTGGTCATTCCTGTGTCGGACGGATAGCCCTTGTGCATCTCAAAGCCCTTAAACTCAAAGTGTCCGAAACAGAAGGGGACCTCAGTGTTATCAACAACGCGCAGGAAATCCTTGTAGTTCTCATTATTGAGCCAAGGAACCATCATGATTGTGTTATGGATAACTGTGGGGGTTTTGATTACAGTGACTCGGGGATGGCTTTCCAGAAGCTCATCAAGCGAACTGACATCATTGGTATTTTTGAACGCGACATCGTGATTTCCGGGTATGATATCCATATCGATACCAAACTTGGTGAGCTGGTCAAGGAAGTGTTCTCTGTTTCCCTTAAGCGCCACAAAATTGACATAGCGGCGGTGATCGAAATAATCACCCAAATGGATAATTTTCTTGATGCCGTGCTTTTCTAATTCAGGAAAGAAAACTTCTTCATAAAATTTTCTTTGGTAGTCAATAAATGTTGGATTAGAGTTACGAATACCACAGTGGGTATCGTTCAAAATTGCAACTTTCACGTGTTTCCATTCTGTAAGTTATTTTGTAAAATCGTCGAGAAAACCTTTTGGAATTGACGGAGTGTCAACAACTTCACCCTTACTGGGAATAATTTTATCGGCTGAACCTGTCTTGGGCCATTTGGCATCTTCGGTTATTGCATCTCTCTCAAGAGCATCACGCAATCGTTTCGAAGAGTGGTTGATAATAACAGGTCTCCCATAGATGTCAACATGATTATGAGATGTACCGTCACCAGTGTCACCAAATGCAGACTTGATAAGAAGTTTGTCTTTAAGATTGTGTTGAATTTTTTCTTTTTTTATACGACGAAGGAATGCATTAAAACAAATCCCTGTGTAGTATCCAAAGGCGTTAGGTTTTCCAGAACGGGTCGCAGCATTCATATTGTAATTGCTTACGGCTCGAACACAATTCTCTATACCATCAGCAACCAAATCATCTCGGAACGTGTAATGAATAAAATTTTGTTTGTGGGATAGACCTTCAGCAATACGAATGAAGCAATCGGTAATGTAAGGTGAAATCTGCGGAATAGGTTGTTCAGTTTCCTTGGCTTTGTTCACTGCCATATTGTGATCATTCATAGCATTGCTGAACTTCCTGTTGTTCACATAGTGTTCAGGTGCACGTCTCTCACGCTTTTGTTTGGGCTTATCATTCATATTTGTTCCTTATGGAATCTTGTTATTATTTACAGAATACTACATTTCCTGAATCTTGTCAAGTAAAATCGTCATAAATCAACCCCTTTTCACAAACTTTGTTCGTTTATTATTTCATAGGGTTAGATACTATTTTGAAAAAAGATGAAAAATAGTTCTTGACATTTATTTTTACTTATGGTACAATCGCAGCAATCGCCACTAAGAGTCATTTAAAAGTATTTTAAATTCTTTATGACCTTCTAAAGATTCTTTAATATCCTTAAGTTAAAAACAATAAAACAAATGAGCAAAGCGAATTATCCGAAGGATGTCTTAAAGGTATTATAGTTACTTAGCTGAAAGCTAAAGATCTTAAGTATTAATCTTCGATTAAGTCTAACGACAAAAGATTCTTTCCCCTTAAGGATAAATGCGTCAAAAAGTAAGAAACAAGAAACATGTTAAATTGATCTTCGATCAAGTCTTCGACTTCTTATCTTCTATTTTATCCACTAAATTAAGGATAGGTTTCTTTCCTGATGGTCTGACATTATCGTTACTATGAGCCAAGACAGGTTCAAGAACGGTATCAAGGATGTCTCTGGATTGGTTCTGATCTGTGTAACACATCTGTAGGAATTGTGCCTTACCGTTTTCTGATGCTTCTGCTACAGAAATAACTGAACCCATAGTGATAGGGATGATTTCATTGTCCGTAAGTTCAAGGAAGGGTGCAAGGATGACATCACCAAAGTCACCTTTTTGATCCATGGTCTGAATTATTCGATAAGGGTTCTCTAGGATGAATTGATGATGTTCTTCATCTACCCTATTTATATACGCAATCAAAGAGCTTCCACAGATAAGACGGAACTGTTTGATTTTTGTGTCATCGAAGTCTGAACTTGATGTCATGAGATGATAGCCTCCACAATCTTGTATTTAAACTTTTGTTTTGCATAGATTTCAATTCGATCTGCAGCATGCTTTAAGGAATAATTTTTCTTTGATCTCCAGTGAAGGTCATCAACCAAGTCAAACCACAAGAGTCCTTTACCATCGTCTGATAGACGAAGCCCTCTACCGAGGGACTGAAGAACTCTAATCACAGATTTTCCTATAGGTCCTGCAGTGATGATCGATCTGATGTTCTTGATGTTGATTCCTGTGGAGAATGTTTTATAGGATGCTACAATGATGCACCCCTTTTTTGTGTTAGCTGATTTCCTGATACGTTCTCTTTCAGCTGCTTTAACATCCCCATCAACATGATAGATGGTTTGTGAGTCGTGTGCATTTTCTTTGATCATTTCGTACAAGATTTTACCATGAGCCTTATGCTCAAACAAGACAAGAGTGATGCCGTCCTGTTTTAAGGCAAGGTTTCTTACGAAACGATTTCGTCGCACGTGCTCCTCAATAAATTTAATTTCTTCATGATAAGACTTCTTAGGGAAGCTCTTGCGTTCGGTCTCATTATATTTTAGGGTTACGACGTAAGGCGTAACGTCGGACACACGTCCGTCATCAATCAATTGCTTGGTGCTGATAACATTCTTCACCTTACCGAAAATTCCGGTCATGGTCATATGGTGAACTTTGGTTCCGTCCAGTGTACCTGTTGTGCCGATTGTGAATTCAGTTTCGGTGGCTTTGTCCATCATCGACATAACAGACTTGGCAGCAAAGCCATGGGCTTCGTCACCAATGATCATACCATATTGAGATAAAAAGTCACCCTTTAACTTAAAGAGGGACTGCCAGCATGACACAGAAATAGTCTTGTCGGTTTTCTTGTCGGCACCGGGAACAATTTTGTGCATATGATCTTCAACATCCCATTCGTCATGAGAAGAATAATCGTCAAAGTCATTGTACATTTGAGCCAAGAGCCCTGTGGTTGGTACAATGATCAGGGCTTTCTTGTCCCGATTTACCATGTACCAACGGATCATCATATAGATGACCAGAGACTTGCCTGATGCCGTAGGGCTTAAGAGTAAGGCTCCCCGTTCATTGATGGCTGTGTAGGCTGCTTCGATCTGATAATCATAGGGCGTGATCTTTTCACCATCCGAACGAATATCTAAGCCGTCCACAAATTCCTGAAAGGTGTCGAACGTCAGGTCTACAGTTTCACCGGGATACCCATAATAATCAGAATGCTCCATGGAAATAGAGTATCCTGATTCCTCAGCGAACTTTTTAATGTCGGATAACAGGCCTGAATAAATTTCACCGGTTCTATAATTCAGAAGCCTGATGCGCCCATCCCACAATCTCGCTTTGAAGCTGGGATGAAACTTGTATCCCTTGGTGAAAAAAGAAAAAGTTTCTTGCATGTCCATCATAATATCAGGGCTGGCCTGAATTTTCAGGTAACGATTATTCTTCTTGGTTATAATAATATCTGCCATGGTACCTATATTTATATGGCCCCGCTAACCACCTTCCATGAACAAACGCCACTGAATTGCATTTTTAATCGCACTGGTTCGATACTTAATACTTTCCATGATTTCTTTTAGCGCATCACGAGTGATTTTTAATTGCTCAATGATGTCTTCTTGTTTCTGGACATCTGGATCGGCCCTTGACCATGAATCCATATCACACTTAAGGACTATGAGCCCATCAAAGGGATCGGGTTCCCAGCCATATTGATCGATCTTCCCGCGGGGAAGTTTTCTTTCGAAGTGAAGACGCTTGTCTTTTTTGAGCCTATCCATTTTAAGCTCTTCTTTCTTCAGCATGACCTTGACCATACTGTGAAGCCGAAGATACTTCCCATGGAGCTTGGCTGCCCCCAGAGAAGCACTGTCAAGTTTAAGCTCGTCGATAACAGAATCGGTTGACCATTCCGTCAATACATAATCAATAGTCAATTGCATTAAATGGGCACCACGCTATAGGATGAATAAGCCATGGTCACATCAACACTCACCCATGAATCGTTGGTGTCCGTGGTCGTGAACGAAATCGCCCCAATATCAATCGGGAATGCATCGGCATACACAATCTTTGCCACGACCGTATTGGAACCTGACATCACATTGAGGGTTACATCCTTCTCTACATTGCCCGCAGAGTTCACACAGTCCTCTAGCCAGTCCAGAACGGTCTTGTACACACTCATGTCTGTATTGATCAGCATGGTGACGTTTACAGGATCGTACTGGAACTTTTCGCCCGGTCGGGGAATATCCCGTTTGGGTGACATTTGTGGTGAGAAACCAATACTCACTGTGGGGTGGGTAAACCCTTGGATGGCAGCCCTAAATTTTGGATAACCATCAATGACCATCGTGAAACCAGTTACGGTTAATAAATCGTTATATTCGCAAGCCATAATAACTCCTTCTATTTATTTATACACCCAATAAAAAAGCGACC